TCAGCTTGGTCATTTAAGCCAAGCTCTCTCGCTTGCTTGGCAAGCTGAGTCGCCTGCAATGCTACTACATGTGCAGGAGTTCCTTCCTTCGTGATTGATAGTAAATCAAATGTCTCCATATTTTTTATTATTTTGGGCCAAACACACTGTCCGTTGCGGTTGTGCTACTTGCCGCAGATGCTCCGGCACCTGCTTGTGCTGCGGATGTTCGCGCCCCGTAATATTGCGCCTGTGCGTTTAGCATCTGCTGCGCCTGAGCCATCTTGAGCGTGTTCTGGAATTCATTCATTCGCGACACTCGGTCGATCAGACTGGCGTTTGGATCTAGCACATCCATTTTTGCGCCGCTGAATATCTCAGCCTGATCGGGGAAGGCTTTTGCCATGGCGTCCATGCTCTTGCCAAAGGCATTAACCTGACCTTCCTTGTTCTTCATGTCCTTGAAGTAATCGGTAGCCTGCGCAACCCCCTGACCGATAGCCTGCATAGGCAAGCCAGAAGCCTGCACCACCCCAGAGTAATCTGGTTGTTGATATCCCGTGAATCCAATATTCCCTGCTGTGAGTGCCATAAGTAAGTATTGTGTTAAATTAGACAATGGTAGCTTTAGGGATAGCCCCAAAAATGCTTGGCATTCCTTGGCGCAATCCCATGCCAGCGGACGTTCCCAATCCGCTCATCATGCCGCTGAATCCACCAGCAGCAGAACCAAGTCCTAGTCCAGCAGACAGTCCTCCGGTGAATGGTGCTGCAGCAAGACCGAGACCTTTCATGCCTAGCTCCATCATTTGCGCCCGGCGTTGTTGGTCCGCTTGGTATTGCGCCATTGCTTGCTTATCCAATGCGCTTGCACGTTGACTCGCGAAATTCAATGGGTCGTTGTAATCGAATTTGCCGGATGATTCTGGTCCCATCGACATTGCTGTGGCGAGATTCTGACTGCCTGCACCGTAGGAGAGTGGTGCGCTCGATAGCGCCTGCAAGCCGGGTTGAGTGTAGAACCCACCTGCCATTTCATAGCTTCTTGCGCCTGCTCGCGCCGCCTCTTCACGCTTGCTTCCAAGCACTCCCTCGCGCCCCATAATCTCTGCCGCGAGTCCCGCATTTCCACCGAGTCTGCCTGCCGCCTGAGCGCCTTCCCGGGCAGTCTGCTCATACATGCGCTGCTCTTGTGGCGTGACTCCCTGTGCCGACGCTCTTGCGCGTTCAGCCTCCTGCGCTGATGCCCTGACCGCTGCGGCTTGCTCTGGTGAAATCGCCTCCATCAGTCCCCGGGTGAGACCTGCCTGCCCGGTCATCTGCCCAAGCTCTCTAGCGCGAAGTTCAGCAATTGTCTGCCCTGCGACTTTGCCTGCGGATTTCTGTAGTTTATTAAACCCGGGCTGTCCCTCAGCACCCTTTAGGAATTGACTACTTTGTCCAAGCATCTGTGCCATGAGTCCCGGGCCAAGCTGAGACTGAAGCTCCATGAATTTTGGAACCTCGCTGCCATAGTAGCTGAGGAGTTGGCTGGACTGCCCTCCAGCAAGTGCCAGTGGGTCTTGTGGTTTTGGAACTTTAGGTGCGCTTCCCATGGGAGTGTGTTATTTGAGTCTTGAGTAGAATGAGTCCATTGGATGGACCCTCACTTGAGGAGAACCTTTGAATTCTCGTCGAAATGCGATGTATTGAAAGTCATGGCGGAATTTTTCGAGAGCCTTTCGCATGTCACCAGAGTGCATGGTGACAAAGAGTGTGTCGGAGTGGTGAATCTCACACGCCGTTTCGACGTCTTCCGAGTTAGAGTAGAACCCCAAACAGAAACTGTCGATATCGGAAACGACCACCCCAAAGCATAGATGCCAGTAAAGAAGTTTGTGAAAATCGATCTGACTATTTTCATATATCTTTATTGCGTCCCCTAAGTTTTCGTTCATTAGGAGAAGTGGTTAACTTATCCAACAAGGATAACTCCAATAATTGCCTTGTCTACCAGTTGTGAAATACTTTCTGGATTGTAGAACGCGATTCGGAAATTCGTTGACGATTGGCTTATCACATAACCAACTGCGATTTCTGTCCCTGCGGTTTCGGTCGAACACGAAATAGAAATCGCGTAATTCCCATCTGACATATTCTCGTCAATGGAAAACGTGTAGTCCCCAACACTGTTCCTTGCAACACCGGAAATGTTTCCACTATTAACCAGTGTTTGTGTAGCGCCATTGTAACGCGCCCATGCGCGGACTCCGAAAACAGGAGCTGACCCGGTTTGCGCTCCACTTAACTTTCCACCAGTGATACTGGCATTGGCGAGCTTCCCTGTCGTCACATTGAGATCGGCAATCTTCGCAGTTGTGATTCCAAGATCGGCAATCTTCCCTGTGGTCACGTTCAAGTCGGAAATCTTCGCGGTGACGACGCTATTGCCAGCCAACTCGTTGGATGTGATTCCGCCAGCTTTCACTAGCAGTTTATCGCTAGCCAAATCGAGCGTTCCATTGAAGATGGCATCTGACGTCATCTTGCTCTGGGCGATGATGTTATTCATCTTCGCGCTAGTGATTGTGTCAGTAGCTGTGAAACTGTATGTTGTAGCAATTGCGCCCATATTATCTTTGAGAAATGATTTGTCTGTTAGTCACTGATCCAGAAACAGTGACAGAATTGATCTTTGGAGAGCCAATGGTCCTCGTCAAGATCATCGTCCCGGTGGAACCGCGGATCCCTCCGAGTCTGCACCTGATGCTTGCGGTCTCCGCTTCGTTGGGAGTGCTAGGAGTCAGGAGTTCTCCGAGGAATGTCGTCGTCGTGCCGATTGACTGGGCCGCATCTGGGTCTTCCGCTGCAAATGAAATGTCATACTCACCGCTCTGGCCGGCAATCGTCTGCATGTTCACCTGTGCGTCGGTGAACCTCTTGCGTTCCAGTGTCCCAAAATCGTATCCTCGCGTCGTCAACGATGCCGTGACGCTCGGAGAGACGACAGAATTGGAGCTGTCCACATTGAGCGTGTCGTTGGAGCTTTCAAATGTTTCGAGTTGGTGCAACCCACCGTTGGACGTCACCGCATAGATGTTGTTACGCACTCCTGCGCTGCCAATCACGAAGTCCTCGATCAGAAAACGAGAGTCGCCGAAGGTGTCGAGTGACTCCCAGCCCTTGTTCAAGAAATTGAAGACCAAGATCGCGTTGTTGCCATATGAATCGTTTGCTCCGGGGGAAGAATCCAACGGGACGGCAAGGTAATATCTATTCTCATGCAGGGTTGCTACAGCTTTGTCGGCGAAGTTTTTGTTCAGCCTGTCGATGTATGGCTGAATGTTCTTCGAGAGAGGTTCATCGACCCCGCGAAGGTTGTAGTCGTTGAGGAATTCGACCCCATACACACCATCGTCGGACAGGAAGAGCATCACGTTGCCCTTCATCACCACTGATTTCCTCGCCAAGCACCCAACCTCGGATGTTAGCTCGGTCACCTTTGTGTCGGACAGACTCCCCAACGTGCCAGAAATTAAATGCAGACTGTTGCGGTTGAGAACCACCAACTGGTCCTCGTAGAACCCGTGCATGGCAACCACGTAATCGGCAGTGCCACCACTGACTCGGAATTGGTTGGCAATCCGGTCGAAGGTTGTCGTGTCGAGAATGTCAGAGACCGCGATCTCGTCAGTGATCTTTCGGGTAGTGTATGTTGGAAGACTAAATGTTCCACCCGGTTCGTAATAATACGGCACCCACAAGCGACGTTGGAAATGAATCCCCCAAGGCGCACCCGGTTGGTGCATGAATCCACCACCGACGCTGAATCTACCTCCGATTTCGATCTGCTGATTGGACGCACCTGTTGCAGTTGTGACATACGCATTCACTACCTCATACAATCCGGCGGCACCTGCGAGGTTGTAGAGCAGACGCTTATTGATGTCGTCCTTTGTCGCGAATGCGCTTGTTGTGGTATATGGCCCAACTCCGCCAGTCAGGGTGTAGGAGAACTGATTTGCGTCAATCCGAGTGATCGTAAACACTCCGTTGGGAGTCGTCCCACTAGTGAACACGATTCCATCAATCGTCACCAAATCGCTTGTCCCGAATCCATGCCCAGCAGATGTGATAGTCACTGTGCTCCCTGCGATTACTGCCGAGGTGATATTCGCTGCCTGACGAATCGTTTGGAACAACCCGTTTGGATTAGTCCCAGTCGTGTATGTCACAGC